CAGGTTTAAAGAATTGCCCGTCTGGTGTTTCCAGCCAGCCGCGTGAGTTTTTGAAGTGTGTAACCTGGCACCCGTGCTTAAGCAGGCTTGCCAGTGATGGGCCTTCATCGTGCATTACTGCCCCCTTGCTTATACATCTGATCAACCGTGCGCATGGCTTCCGCTAAAGCAAAGTCACGCCCGTAATAATCGCCATTGCTGGAAATACGATAAGAGTGCTTAAACGTAAATGGATTACGCGGGCACTTTTGAATCGTGAAGCCACGATATAAATATGAGTGA